CTCCATTGTGTCTCAGGATCTGGACCACCCAAAGGCCGAACGTATTACGTTCTGTCGTTGCGACAGTGGAATTCCGAGTACCTCTGGTCCACCATGATAAGAGGTTATACCATTGGTTGAACCAGGCTCTTGCATTTCTGCTAAAGAGCTGAACCATCGAAGTTTTCACCATGACGGACTTACCATCTATCCGCTCCCTAATCTTTTGAAGAAAAGGTTGGATTGGAGATGAGAAAAGGGTTTGTAACCGACGTCTCTCAGTACCACTTACGGTACCTGCCATAAAAGGCACATTAATATTATTGATGTGAGAGGGGGAATTTTGAGATGGGTCAGAAGATGAATCAGAAGAGGGGCTAACACTAGGAGAGTCGCCGGGAACCGCTAGAACTTTTAATGTTCTATTAGAGGTAATAGCGACCCGTACCATAACAATGTAGTCTTGCTCCGAAAGGTACAAGATTACACCTGGGTTAACTGGGTCAACTACAGCGTAGTTGCCTGCTTCGATTCTCTCCCAATCAACTTTCGGAAATAGACGATGGGTCCGTAAAGCCATTAATGGAGCAGACGTGTGGAAACTTGAAATAAAGTTAAGCATGTTTGTAAAATTATGGTGTAAAGGTCTGTTTTCTGCCTCCGCTTTGGGTAAAGAAGAGACATAGACAGCTTCGATCCCTCTTTTCCCTTTCGGGAGGGAGCAGGTCGGAGGTAAGGTTTCCTCGTAAGTTTCAGGCGCGGTTGTTACACCGGTCCTTCCCCGTTACGTATAATGGTTCTACCCTTAGGTGGTGTCGTTAGGTGGGGTTAAGACCCCCATGAACTGGAGGGTTGGGTGTATCTATACTCTCCCTTTGGTCTCTGGAGTCTTTCTCTCCTCTCTGGCCGCCGGTACCATTTAGCATTCCCAATCTTGCACCAGTTATGGTTTTAACCATATCCAGGCCTTGCGGCTATCCTTTCGGATGTGTTTCTAGACCACTCAGTGGTCGACTGGATTACCAGTCCACACCATAGGTAGAATTGCATCCTTACCAACCCACGCGTTTTAGATAGTGGGTGATTACCTGGGGGGTGAGAGACTATTGTACTGCAACATAAAGTTAGCCTGAGGAACCAAACTCATAAAGTTGGTGGGAGTTATCAGACTCCGCTCAAGAAAACTGTTTCGGAGCTTGCAGGTTTGCCCTCGAAAGAGGCCCGGGTTCAACTCCCGGG